ATTACAGGCTATATACGATGGATATCTTGATGCCCAAGAAAAAAAAGAACCTTATACTTGGGATGTTATATTTCATAGAGTTCTTGAAAACGGCAATCCTCTTTGGGAGTCTTATTTTAGTAAAAGTAAGATAAATCAAATAAGAAAAGATTATGAGAACGTAGGTCAGTTACATAAGTTTGCACAAGAATATATGAACGATGCAAGAGATTTGGCTACGGCTAAGTTTAAGATTGATAAGTTACAGCATCACGATTATGAATTTGTTTCAAATAAAAATCAATGCTATCTTAAATCAAAAGATACTGTTATCCCAGTAAATGTTTACTTGGGTGTTGACCTTGCTTACGAAGCTAATGCTAATAATGACTATCAAGTAATTATGGTTACTGCAATAGATAGTGAAAAGAATTATTACATTCTTGACTACTATCACGAGCACTTGCCTTTATATGAAATGCCACAAAAAATATTTGAGATAGCTAAAGAATATAGTCCAGTTAGAAGAGTTAATGTAGAGCACGTTGGAGCTCAAGGTATTATAAAAGACTCTGTTAATAATATGAGTGGGTTTGATAGAAAGATGGCTCCAGGTATTGCTAGAGGAGTAAGACCTCCACAAGGAATTAAAAAAGAAGATAGAATAGAATCTGGTATTTGCCCTATTGTAAATCGTGGAAAGCTATTTCATAGAAAAGTTCATCAAGAACTCGTTGATGAAATGTTTCATTTTCCAAAAGGAAAGAACGATGACCTTCTTGATGGTCTTTGGTACTCTATTGTAAATGCAAGAGCACCCCTTAGCAAGAGTTTTTCTTCTGAAAACTTTCAAGCAGATAGTGATGATTTGCCCAAGAAAAGAAAAAAGTCTATAGTAAGAAGTTGGATTACTGGACAAAGATCATAAAAAAAGCTTGACAAAGTATATAAAAAACATTATATTATATATAATACATATTGAGGAGTCCGACTATTAACTACGTAGAAACCTTTGCTGAGCACGAAGAAGCACAGCAGAATAGAGACTTATTTAGAAGATATAGAGACGCTAGAGCCAACTGGGATACAGAAGCTAGAGACGCAATAGATTTTGTATTGGGCAACCATTACTCATCAGAAGAATCTGAAATACTTCAGTCTGTTGGTCAAGGTGATTTTATTATAGACAGAGTTTATGCTGCTGTAGATAAATTAAAATCATTACTTACATCTCGAAATCCAAAGTTTAGTGCAGTTGCAAGAGAAGATTCTGATTATAAATTATCAAATGTTTGGCGAACAATACTAGAATACATTTGGGATATATCGGATTGCAACACTCATTTCAAGCAAGTTGTCCACGACTATTCAGTATCTGGGATTGGATATTTTTATGTTTATGTTGACCCAGAATCAGATTTTGGAAGAGGGGATGTTAAGGTTACTGGGGTCAGTCCTTTCCGTGTTTATGTTGATCCAGCGTCAAGGGATAGATATTATGCTGATGCGTCTTCTATTCTTCTTTCTACAATACTAACGAAAGAACAATTACTAGGACTTTATCCAAAGCTAGAAGAAATAATTGATAGTATAAATGGATCAACAGATGAAGAAGACTACCCAGCCTCAAAGAAAAAAAATTCTTCCTCTTCTTTTACGCCAGATGTGGTTAAAGATTATGATAGGGGTGGTTATGAGAAATACAAAATCCTCGAAAGATTTGAAAAAATAAAAGTTCCTTACTATAGATTATTTAATAAGGAAACACAAGAAGAGAAAATAGTAGACCTAGATTCTTTTCAAAAAATTCTATCTGAAAACTCTCATTTGATAGAATCGGGACTGGTTGAAGCCGTAGAAGTCTTACAAACACGGATAAAACACGTAGCTACAGTAGGACAAATATTACTCTACGAGCAAGTGCTTAATACTGATATATACCCCATTATACCAGTCCCAAATATTTGGACTAATACTCCTTATCCTAAGTCCGATGTAAACAAGGTTAAGGATTCACAAAGACTAATTAATAAATTATTCTCATTAACTTTAAGTCACGCTCAAGCTTCTGCTGGTTTAAAGTTATTAGTTCCAGAAGGTAGTGTTGATGATATTGGTCAACTAGAAAGAGATTGGGCAAACCCTAATGCTGTTATAGAGTTTAATCCAGAATTTGGAGAACCTCATTATCCAGCACCACAAGCTTTATCTTCTGAATTTTATGCATTAATTAGCAGGGTAGAGAATTATATAGATTTAAATTTTGGTATTCCAGAACTATTGCAAGGATTTAGAAGTGGAGCTGCTGATACAGCTAGAGGAACTTATCTATTGCAAGAAATGGGAGAGTCAAGAGGTAGATCAAAATTAAGGGATATAGAGGGAAGCTTAGATGTGCTTGGCAGATGTGTATATAATTTTGCTAAAGGACATTATGGCTTTAAAAAGACTTTTAGAATCGTGCAACCTAATAACGATATAACAGAGTTTACTGTAAACAATAGACTTTATGACGATAAGACTAAAGAGTTACAAACTATAGATAATGATATATCTTTAGGTCAGCATGATATTCGGATAGTATCGGGCTCAACGCTACCATCAAATAAGATGGCTGAGTACAATATGTATTTAGATGCGTATAAGTTGGGCTTGGTAGACGATGTCGAGGTTTTAAAGAAAACTGAAATCTACGACAAAGAAGGTGTTCTGCAACGAAAAGGTGCTATGAATCAGATGCAGTCTTACATAAAACAGCTTGAAGAAGAGGTTAAGAAATTGCGTGGTGATCTGCAAACTTCTGAGCGTGAAATGATTAGCGCAAGAAAACAGACTATCACACAAAAATTTAAGAGTGGTTTAGATACCGTCTTAAATGATATGAAAGATAAAGAAAGAAAAAATCTCAACAGGCTAGAGAATGTAATAGACAAAGCTGATTTGCAGGCTAAATTCGGAGGAAAGCAAGAACAAGGCATACAGGGTGCCGAACAAGGCGTTGAAGGTTAACATATAGAGTCAAGCTTTACCAACAGGGTATCGAAAGGTGTCTTGAAATCGAGTAAAGAGATTCGGAAAGGAAAATAATGGAAGACCAAACAACAGAACAAGTAGGTAATACTTACGAGGAAAGACTAGAACAAGACAGAAAAGGTATAGATATATCTATGCCAGATGTTGAAGTAGTTTCAAAAGAACCACAACAACAAGAAGCAGTTGAGAATGATCAGCAAGACTATAGAGTCCCAAGTGAAATGACTGCAGAAGGAAATGAAGAAGAAGTTAATTATGCTACAGATTGGGAACAGGAAACTAGAAAATTCCAATCTATGTATGACAAACAAAAAGCTGAATTTGATGCTTTAAATTCTCAAATACAACCTTTGCAACAACTGCAATCTGTTTTAGAATCTAGACCAGACGTTGTTCAATCAATACAACAACAACTCGAAGGAAAGCCTATTCAAAATAATGAGCCAAAATCTCAAGAAAACATTGTAGATGAAAACTCATTTGACCCGTGGGAAGCCTATTACAAACCCGACTCTCCGTCGTACAAGTTACGAGTAGAGAAGGAAAAGGCTTTGGTTAATGAAGCTGTCTCTGAACAGATGGCTGGTATCCAAAGTCAAGTTGCTATGCAAAATCTTAAGACAGAGCTAAAAGGCAAATATGGAATGCAAGACGAAGGTGAAGTTGATCAGTTTATTAATTTTGCTATGACACCAAGAGACCAACTACCAGTTGAGTTTTTAATTGATGTTTATAGACAATATTATAATAAAGGAATAAATGCTCCATCATCTGAAAATATGCAAGCCGTAGCTGATGCTCAAGCTATGCCAAGGTCTGCTGGAGTTTTACAAGGTGGAGAACCTAAAGTAAAAAGCGAAGTAGATGTTTCTTGGGATAGAATCTTAAAAGCTGGCAACGCTGGAAGATTACTTTAATAATAAATATGGAGGCTATTAAAAATGGCTACACAAGGGATTAAACTCTCTAGCGATATTACTGCCGCTGCCACTAGTGCAGGCGTAGGACAAGCTCCAGATAGAAGACGGTTATACGATTTTAGTGATCGAGTTGCTGAATTGGCTCCAGAAGAATCACCATTCTTCGTATACCTTTCTCAAGTTGCTAAATCACCTACCGATGACTCAGTTTTTCGTTATCTAGAGAATAGATCAAAAATAAATATGACAACAAGAAACTTCTTGTTAGCTGCCGATGTAAACGGTGGCTCTGCTGTTACTGCTGGACAGAATTACACTTTTACCGTAGATGCTGATACTTCTACTGGTGGTGTTGCATCTGGTGGAGCTTCAGTTGATTTCCTAATTAAAGGAATGGTATTCGTTGTGAATACAACTACTGGTTCTGAGACTGCTGGTTATGCTCAAACTATGGTAAGAATAGAAACTGCTCCAAATGATGATGGTACTACTAGTTCTTTTAGTGGTAAGATCATTGACGTTTCAAATGCGAATGTTTCTGGATATAACGTTCTTGTAGACAATGACGTATGTCAAGTAATTGGTACTGCATTTGCTGAAGGTTCTGCTTCTCCAGACACTTTTTCAACTGAAATTGAAGATGACTTTGGATACACTCAGATCTTTAAGACTGCTTGTGAACTATCAAACACAGCTATTGCAACACGTTATCGTGGGTATGCAAATGAGTTTGAAAGAATTTGGGCAACCAAATTACGTGAGCATAAAGTAGATATTGAGCGTGCAATGTTATTTGGACAAAAAGCTCGTACTGGTGGAGTTCAATACACCGAAGGTCTAGTTGGACACATTGTTAAAAATGCTAACCCAACTACTGATGACTCTGCATTTAGTTACACATCTGGAGCTCCTTACTATCGTAGTGTTGCTCAAGCTGAGTTAACTTATGATAGATTACTTGCTGACTTAGAAGTTATCTTTGACCCAGCAAGGGGTGGTTCTTCAGATAGATTAGTGCTTGCTTCATTACCAGTAATTACTTTCTTTAACAAGCTAGGCGACGGTGCTTTTATGGATGCTTCTATGGGATATAATAATGGAGTTAATCGTTATAACTTTGAAGAAAGACAAGGTCAATTTGGTCATAAGATTATGACTATTGATACTGTTCACGGAACAATGCACTTAGTTAAAGAGCCATTATTTAGAGGTCTTTCCTCTGGATTTATGTTAATGGCTGATATGAGTAAACTAATGTATAGACCGCTAGTTGGTAACGGTTTAAATCGTGATACACATATCATTACTAATGTTCAGAATACAGATGAAGACTTACGTAAAGATATGGTTATTACTGAGGCTGGTCTTGAAGTTACACTTCCAGAGTGTCATGCACTCTATGAAGTAGAAAGTGTATAAGGAGATTACATATGTATACTAATTATCTAAACGCAAATAGTGGAACTGCAGGACTCGCTTTAAAGGTTATAAAGATGACTGCTAGTACTGCTTTAGAAGCAAAGCATAGTGGTTCTATCATTCTTGTTAATCCAACTGCAACCACAGAAATAGATCTACCTTCATTGGCAGATGCTGGCTCTGGATGGTATTGCAAGATTGTTTTAACTGAAGATACTGATGGTTCAGATGCAGGAATGGGTCAAAAAGTTAATATTGACTTTGGCTCTGGTAATGATGTTGTTGGCTTGATAGGAGATACTGGTGATGGTGCTGCTGGAGACCAGGCTGTTAACAACGATGACTTTATCGCCTGTACTGCAAGTGCAAGTCCTGGAGATATGTTTGATATCTTTACAGATGGTGAAAGATGGTACGTACATGGATTGACTAAGGATGCTTCTGAAACTCCATTTGCTACTGCTGCTGGTTAATAAATCCGAATAAATAAGGATTGACAGTTTTGGATACTGTGGGGTTATCAATAAAAGATAGCCCCAAACATCCTAAATTAAAATAAGGAAAATAAAATGGCTGATTATAATTCATCTAATACAAATGTAAAAGTATTTATTCACGACCCAAAAGGTGGTGATAAGAGTAGTGCTGCTGGGCATATAGCAAAAGATATCTATGACTATATTGTTGGCTTAGATTCTACTAACAATAAAATCATATCAGTTACTCACTCTCCTATGAATGGAGAAAGAGTAATGACTATGATAGTTTCTGGTTCTTAATATGAGTTGTCAGCATTGCAATAAGTCTAATAAAGAAAATTGGTTTTACTGCAGGTCTTGTGGGAAGAGAGCCTCTGCTCCTAAGTTCACTACAAATTCTTTTATGAGAAGTGATATAGCTAAAAGAACTGATATAGAATTTGGAACTATGGATAGGCAAAAAAGTATTGATAAGATGAGAGACGGAGCTTGGAAGTTTGATGCGTAGATTTGGTAAAGGATTAAAAACAGTATCCAGTTGCACGATGGCTGGAGGAAGGAAAAAAGAAAATGCTAAGGTATCCAGGAAAAAAGAAAAAAGTCAAAAAAAAGAAAAAAAAAGTTTCTAATAAAAAAAGATATTAATAAATGGCTGAGACAAAATTTAATGAGCAAATAGTAAATCTAGTAGGAGCATTTAGCGATGAAGCTGCATTAGATTCTTTTATAACGGAAGGTGCTAATGAAGTTATAAATGCTATGCCTCGTGCTATAATGGAAAGAGTTGCAAAAGAAACTGCTGTTACTGATGGGACTACAACATCCGAAGGTCATAAAATACTGCATATGCTTAGAAACGATAATACAATAGACCAGCCTTGTCGATTAGTTTTAGCAAGCAAAAGAGGTAGAATACAAGATCCTTCTGATATGGAATTTGCTACTACATCAGATCCAGCTTATTACATACAAGATGGAAAGATAAATATATTTCCAAACGGTAACGGCTTGATGGTTTCAGTCCCTACATACAGTCAATCTTCTCCTTTAGATGCAAGCGAAATATCCACTATAACTAATTTCCCAGATGAGTATGAATACCTTGTTACGCTGTATGCAGCCATAAAAGCATTACAGCAGAATATGAATTCTCTACATAGTAATTCAGATATTACAACTGCTTTAACTGCTATTAATTCAGAAATAGATGAGACGTTAACGATAGCAGATTTAATTAACACTCAAGTAGATGCAGCTATTGTAGAGATAGCTGAAACCGTTACCAATGTAGATAGTGCAGTAGATACTGCTTTAGCAGCTATGACAACTGCAGCTGGTAGAATAAATACAGCTGTTCAATTAGCTAATTTAGAATTTGATAAAGGCGATGCTTTATTAGACTTAGGAGAGGCAGATACGGAAACAAGCATAAATACTGCATTATCAGCTATGGTAGCAGCAATAGAAGCTGCAGAAGCTGCTTTTGATAAAATGGATGGAGCCGATGAATCTATATTTGGAGACGAAGATACTTTTACTACTGCTAGCTCTCAATTAACAAGAGTAAAAGATGCAGTTGATAAAGTTTCAGATATTATTAATGGAAACCAGCCTTCTGCTACTACTGATGCTTTTGGAGCTCAAGCTAATGAAGATATTGAGCTGGTAACATCTGCTTTAAATATTGCTCAAACAGAATTATCTAGAGCTCAAGTTCATTTATCAGAATGGAATGCTATTGGAGATATGAGAATCAAACAAATTAATGCTTCTTTATCTGAGGCAAATGGCTATGGAAGTGAAATACAAGCTAGACTTGCTCAAGCTCAAGCTAAAAGAGAAGAGTCTAATTCTAGAATACAGTTAGGTAATTCTTATTTAGCAGAAGCGAATACTGCTTCTAGTGAAGTGCAGACTTATGGCAATGAAGTATCTCAAAGATTAGCACAAGTTGGTGCTCAAGGCAATGTAGCTGCAAGTTATATAAATGCTGCAACTGGGTATGCCAATGAAATTCAATCTAAATTAAACATAGCTTCTGCTTATGGTAATGAAATTCAATTAAGATTAAATGTTGATGGAACAGAATATGGATGGTATCAACAACAGCAAGTAAAATTGCAAGCCGATTATGACAAAGGCATTCAAATTATGAGAGGTGCTTAATGGCTTTAACTGGTGTTACTTTAAACACAAGCCCTAGTTTTACTCAAGTAACTTTAAACACAAGCCCTAGCTTTACTCAAGTAACTTTAAATACTAGTCCATCTTTTACTGGTGTTACTTTAAATACATCTCCTAGCTTTACTGCTGTTGCTTTAAATACAAGTCCATCTTTTATTTTATCTGGTTCTTTTTTAGATGCTAGTAATAATTGGGAAAGTGAAACTAGAAAATGGGCTCAAATAGGTATGCTTGGAAAGGATTCTAATTAATGGCTGTTCACGGATTAACTGTAAAAAAAATTATATCAAGAGTAAGGCAAGCTTTTCCAGAAGCTCCAGAAACTTATATTATGAATTTAATTAATGAAGCTCTTGTGGAACTTGGTAAATATAATACTAAAATAGAATATGCAAAACTTACTACGGTAGCAGATCAACAATGGTATACTTTAAAAGATCAAGTTGGGGGAGCAACAAATTCGGGAATAGAAATAAATAAAGTTTACAGAGTTGACTTTATGGATTCATCTGGGGATTATACAAAGATACCTAGATTGTTAAATAATGAAATACAAACAACGGATATAGACTAATGGCTAGTAGTTATAGTAGACCAGAAGATTTTATAGCTTGGTATATCTCTGGAGACCACCTTGCTATTGTTACTACAAAAGGTAGTGATTCAAATACTGTTCATCAAAGATTGGGAGATTATAAGCCTATCAATGAAGCAGTAACTAATGGAGTATTAATACATTATACTGGAGAGCCTAATGCTGTTACTGCTATAACAGATACTCCAGATATAGATAATAGTATGCATACTGCTTTGATTGATTATGTAAAATTTAGATTGTACCAAGATAGAGCTGGTACAACAGCTGATGGCAATATTGCTTCTGTTGCTATGAATATGGCTAGAGCTCATGAAAATAAATATAATGAGCTTACTAAAAGATATGGTATGAAGAAGCGAGATAAAACTGGAGCCCCACGAAGGGTGCTTCCAGCAGATTTAAGATAATAGTCTTTAAGACGGTGGTGGAGGTAATAGGAGTTTAATATGGCTGGTTTCCCAAAATTTCAAACAAAAGAAGTTCTAAACAAAGTTCTGAACTCTGGAGAAGATGCGTTAAAAGTAGATATAGATAACGTAACTCTTAAAACAGAAGGATCAGATATAACTATAGAGGTGCATACTGACAAAGCTGAAGACAGTATGTTGGTATTTAGTAACACTACTAAAGATGGAAGTGGTACAAGTTACGTTCCGTTAATTGATAGTGATGGGCATTTACAAGTAGATGCTTTGTCTACTGCATTACCTAGTGGAGCAGCTACTGAAGCAAAGCAAGACGTTATTGAAACTACTCTTACTGCAATAGAGACTGATGCTGCAGCTATAGAAACGTTATTGATAGGTATTGACGCTGACACTAACGCAATTAAAGTTGATGCAGATGCAATAGAAACATTAATAACATCAACTAATTCTAAGATAGATACATTTGATGCAGTATTAGACAATATACTTACAAAAAATACCGAGATAGATTCTGTATTAGATACAATTAAAGTTGATACTGAAGCAATAGAAACTGCAGTAGAATTATTAGATAATGCTGTTGATGGTAATTATTTAAATGTGAATGCTAATATAGCAGGAACTGATTTTGTTGGTGGAGCTGGAGCAGTTGCAGGTGGAGTGCAAAGAGTTACATTGGCTTCAGATGATCCTGCGGTTACAGATTTAGCAGCTATAGAGGTATTGTTAACTGCAGCTAATGTAGATCACGCTGCAAACGAAGCTCTACTTACTACTATTGATTCTGATACTAATGACATTAAAACTGCTACTGAAGGGGCTCAAACATCTTTAGCTGATATGATATATGGAACTGCAGTAGCTATCGATATTGATAGTGGCAATCATACTTCTTTAAGTCATAATGCTTTATATGTTGGAACTGGTGGAAATGTTAAAGTTAATATGGGCACAAGTGGTACTGGTATAACTTTTAGTAATGTAGCAAGTGGTCAGATACTACCTATACAAATAACTCAAGTATGGCAAAGTGGAACAACAGCTAGCGATATGGTAGCGTTAAAAGAATAATGATTACTTGGGCTAGAACGCAATTAAATTTTTTAAAGTCAGTATATGACGTTATTTGGAATGTTACACAGCTTAATTGGGAAGAAGACAATGTTAAGTGGGATGAACACACAGGTTAAATTTTATAAGGAATAAATTATGGCAAGTTTAAATGGACAAACTATAGCTGCTAGTTACGAACAATTACTTCACGTAGATAGAGATGGTGGTGGTAATGGAGCAAGTTTAGTATCTGTAAAAGATGGGGATAATGGTACTACGTTTTGTATATCTATGACAGATGCGTCTACTGGTAAAGCCGTTTTGGCTGTAGATGGTAGCCATGCAAATGGTACAGAAATACAAATTGATAACTCTGCAACTGACGGAGATGCATTTTTATCATTTCAATTAAGCGGTACATCAAAATTTACAATGGGTGTAGATGATGGTGATTCTGATAAATTTAAGATTGGTACAACAGCTATTGGTACAGGTACTATGTTTGCTCTTGATACTAATTCAAGAATGAGTATGTCGAATAATGATAGTGGTGGAACTGGTGGTGCAGATTCTACTTCTGGAAATACTTTTTTTGGTTATTTAGCTGGTCAAAATAGTGAAGATGGTTCTCATAATAATACCTTAATTGGTCATAAGGCTGCTGGGGGTGCATCGTGGAATAACTTTGAGAATAATGTTGTTATCGGAACTTCCGCTGGAGCGGCAGCTACTACAGCAGACCAATGTGTAATTATTGGTCATAACGCTGGAACAGCTATTACTGGTTCTGAAGATTTAGTTTTAGTTGGTCAAGGCGCTGGTTCATCTTTAACGGATAATGTTGATAAAGTTATATTTATTGGTAGAAATGCTGGGTCTACAACAAACGATACAGCGTCAAGCGGTACTGTTGGAATAGGTCATGTTGCATTAACATCCCTTACAGATGGATTTGCAAATACAGCTATTGGATTTGAAGCGTTAACTACAAATACTCAAGGAGACAAAAATGTAGCTATTGGATATAGAGCAGGTAAACTTTATAATCCAACTGCTAATTATGGCAACTCTGTATTTATAGGTCATGAAGCTGGTTCGACTACTACAACAGCTAGAAAATCAACTGTTATTGGAGATTTAGCTTGTAGTGTTGGAACAATGACTGGTGAAGGAAATACAGTTGTAGGTCATTTTTCGGGAGCAGATTTAGCAGGTGGAGCTTCAAATACACTTGTAGGATTAGAAAGTGGAGCAAATGTTACATCTGGTAATAATAATACAATGCTTGGAAGCGCATCTGGTACTGCTTTAACAAGTGGTGTAGCAAATGTGCTTTTAGGTTATAGAGCAATGTATAGAGCTAGTACTTCAGCTGATAGTAATGTAGCTATTGGTTATGAATCTATGGGTGGAAACTGGGGTACTGCTGATGTAAATAATTGTGTTGCTATTGGTAGAGATACATTAGCATCAACTTTAACATCTGCAGCTTCTCAACAAGTTGCCGTAGGTGATACAGCTTTATATGGTTGTACGAGTGGTTCTGAAAATGTAGCAGTTGGATATATGGCTTTAGCTGACTTAACAACTGGAGGGTCAAATGTAGCTGTTGGGTTTAAAGCAGCTCAAAATTTAGAATTAGGTGAATCTCATAATATTGCTATCGGTGGTAATTCGATGGAAAATTTAAAAGAAAATCATGCTAATGCAGAAATTAATCATAATATAGGTATTGGAACTGCAACATTAAACGGAGGAAGTTTAGGCGATGGAGTAAATTTTCAATATAATATAGCAATAGGTGGTAACGCATTAAACTCTACTGGTACAACTCAACATGAAGGAACTATTGCCATTGGATATAACGCAGGAACTTCTATTAACGCTGAAGCAGCTGAAGGTTCTGTATTAATTGGACATGGAGCTGGTGGAAGTATTACATCTGATTCGGGAAATACAGCAGTAGGTTTTTCAGCTTTAACTGCAGCTAGTGGAGGTGGTACAAATTCTAATGTAGCCGTTGGGTATGAATCAGCAAAAGCCATATCTGGCAATAGCAACGGCAATGTTGCAATAGGGTATCAAGCTATGGAAACAGCTACTGAAAACGATAGAAATACAGTAATAGGATACAGAGCTTTTGCTAATGCTAGTAGTGGAGAAGATGGAAATATTATTATAGGGTATAGTGCTGCAAGCGGTTTGCGAAATGGTGATTCAGATGAAAATGTTATTATAGGATATGAAGCAGGAACTAGTGCTATTGGAGGTTCGATAGCTCGTTCTATCGCTATTGGTGCATTTTCATTACAATCTACTGCTGGCAATGCTGCATCTGATGTTATTGCAATAGGGCATAAGGCTTTAAAATCGATGACAACTGGCAGTCAAAATACTTGTGTTGGGTTTCTGTCTGGGGAAGATATAACTACTCATTCTGCTAATACATCCCTTGGGTATAAAGCTGGTTTAAATGTAGCAGGAGACCATAATACTTGTATAGGAGCAAGCGCTGGAGATGCAATTATAAGTGGTCAAGAAAATATTTGTCTTGGCTCAAACACAGACCCATCAGCTAATGATACTGATAATGCTATTGTTATAGGTTTTAATATTACTGGTGGTGGAAATCAATTTAGTTTTGGCAAAGCAAGTAATGTTGTTTCTAATACATATACATCGGATGCAGCTTTTTCAAGAAGTTCAGACGAAAGATTAAAAACAGATATTAAAGATGATACATTGGGTCTTGATTTTATTAAAGAATTAAAAACTAAAACTTTTAAATGGAAACCTTCAAATGAAGTTCCAAAAGAACTAACAGAGCATTATAGTGAAAAAAATAATATGGACACAGACGTTGTAATGCATGGGATGATTGCACAAGAAGTAAAAGAAGCTTTAGATAAAGCTGGTGTTAGCACTTTTGGAGGTTGGTCAGAAAAGTCAGATGGTTCACAAGATATATCAAGAGAAATGTTTGTAATACCACTTATAAAAGCAGTTCAAGAATTGTCAGCAAAAATAACAGAATTAGAAAATAAATAAGGAAAATATAATGAAAAATTATAAAGCACTAAAAACAGCAGGTAAAGTTTCAGTTGCCAAAGATGACGATGGAATCTATACTACAATTCAAAAATATTATGACGCATCAACTGGTGAAGCTCAAGATGATATTGTAAGAGAAGTTAGATTAGTAGCTATTGGACACGATATTCAATCTGTTAAAGATAGAATTGTTAATCTTGAAGCAGAGCAAGCAGATTTAGAACAGTTAGAAACTGATTTAAAAGCACTTTAATAAATGAAAAGATTCCTAAGTAAAATTGACAGATTCTATATAGGATTTTATATGGCTTGTTTTATTACTATAACATCTATAATGGTAGCAAGTTGTTCTGAAGAATTTTATTTTGGAAAAAGTATAGACGAGTTAAATGCTGAAATGACAGAAATAATGTTTGAAACAGATAGTCTTTTAATGGATATTAATAATATAATAGGAGACTCTATTGGAATCAAAGCCTCTAAGTGAAAGCTCTAGTTTAAATATAAGCTTGCCAATGCTGATCCAAGCTATTGGATTAATAGGAGCTATGGTATGGGGTTATGGTCAATTAAATACCAGGATTCAATTTGTAGAACATCAAGCTGCAAGTAATGAGCAAAGTATAAAAGAAATGAAAGCTATGCAAAATCTTCCTATCCCTTCAGATGTTAGACAGGATGAAAAGATTGAAAGAATAGAAGAAGAAATTATGAGGTTAAGAGATGGCAAAAGGGATTAATGCAGATAGTGAAATACATATTAGTATAGCTTTATTAATTAAGGCAGGTATTTTAATTGCTATTGTTACAGGCTCTTGGTATCAAGCTCAAATGAAATTTGCAGAGCAAGGGAGAAGAATTAAAGATTTGGAAAGCAAGGTTACTGTGTTAACTGCTAGTGTTGAAGGGATGGAATCGCAGCATATACAGAAGCTTGAAGAAGAAAACAAAAGCCTAATGGAGAAGTTAGGATTAAAAAGAAGATAAGAGAATAGGAGATCAAAATGGCAAAAGAACAAAAAAAAGAAGCTGTTTTAAAAATAGATGAGAAAGAGTATTTAGTAGATGATTTAAGTCAAGAGCAAAAGGTTATGGTTGACCATATTGCTGACCTAGATAGAAAGATAAGCACATCTACTTTTAATCTTCAACAGTTACAGTTTGGGAAACAAGCTTTCATAGATGGATTAAAAGCATCTTTAGAAAAAGATTCTGAAGCTGAAAAATAAATAACAGAGGAACAATGCTCGAAACATATGCAGAATACGGAGCAGTAGGAGTGGTGATAGTTTTATTTGGATATATGGTACTAAACCTTATGTCTAGTCAGAAATTGCAAAATGAAGACTTAGATGAAATAAGGCAAGCGAATGCAAAGCTAGAAACAAAGATGAGTAATGTTGAGAGCATTGTTTTAAAAATGCTAGATAGATGGAATAAATCAGATGATGTATCTTCAAGACATAGAGAAGATATTGTAAAAGAACTAAACGACGTAACAGATGATTTAAGTTATATTAAAGGAAGGATGAATGGCAGGTCATAATGATTGATACAACTAAAGCTGTCGCAAATGGGATTGTCGGTGTAGGTGTATGGTGGGTAAATTTACCAATGACGTTGCAAATGGCTGTTTCTCTAGCAACATTAATTTATTTAATAATTAAAATAAAAAACGAATTAAAATAGGAGATAGTAATGGGTTTAAAGGAAATGTTAATTGCAGCTGCAGAAAAGCAAGCTGATTTAGTAAAAGATCAAATGATTGAAAAGCTTGGTTCAGATGAAATGAATGAAATGATTGCTACAAAGATCAATGAGAAGATTGATATACCTTTTGTTAGTGAAGAGAAAGAACAAATCTTTTTTGAAAAATGTGTAGACATTATTAGCGACCTTATTGAAGGCGTAATTAAGGGAAAGTAATGGCAAGGTTTAGCACAAAAAGTAAATCAAAGCTTAGCACTTGTGATAAAAGACTGGTTAAGCTTTTTGAAGAAGTAGTTAAACATTTTGATTGTACCATTATAGAAGGACATAGAGGACAAAAGAAACAAGATGAAGCATACAATAAAGGCAATAGTAAACTCAAGTTCCCAAATGGTAAGCACAATAAAAGCCCTAGTATTGCTGTTGATGTCGCTCCCTATCCTATTGATTGGACTGATCGTGATCGCTTTCACTATTTTAGTGGTTTCGTTTTGGGAATTGCTTCCCAAATGGGACTTAAAATAAGATGGGGTGGAGACTGGGATATGGATACACAAACCAAAGATAATAACTTTGATGATTTAGTCCACTTTGAGATTAAGGAATAATGCCTAAACAGTTTAAAACATATACTCGATTTGATGGTGGTTTAAATACTAAAACTAATTCAAGGTCTATTCTTGATAATGAATTAGCTCAAGCTAATAATGTTATTGTAGATGAGTTTGGAATAGTTAAGTCTTGTGGAAAAACTGCTGCTAATACTGGTAGCGGTAAAGACTATCAAGCTCCAGCTGTGACTGCAGTTCAAGCTGGATATGGATTGTTTCAAACTAAATTTGATTATAATAAAAGCAATTCAAATGCCTCAGTAATATCTACTTTTTATGCTAATGCTGATGATGGCTCAAAAGTAACTGTAGAAAGATCAGATGGTCAAGGAAATGCTTTTACAGATGACACTATAGACCTTGGAGCTGTTACTAGTGCTGAGCAAGGTAAAGTTATAATGCATATTGCGGATGGCATAGTAAGGGCTTGTGATACTAATTTATCTAATACATCTACAACTGTTAAAAAATATGGATATTTTCAGAATACAGATAGATGGAGAAATTCTTCTGGGACAACTCAAACTCCTGGTAACTATAATGGAGCAACTGGGTTTCAAGATTTAGATACTAAAATTAGTAAACCTACAAGAGGTGTTTGTAGTATAGGAATGAGAGGAACTACGACTAGCGGTGGTAGCGATACCTTATTAATATCATCTATTACAGATTCTTTTCCATCTTCAGTATCTACAGAGCTATCTAGTGCTGTTTATTTAGCCGTAAATATAACAGATGCAGCTGCAGGAAGTGCAGGGGTGGATGCTATTTCAAGCAGGTCAACTGACGAAAGACTAGTTGTTGCAGGTTCTGGAGCTAGCTTTAGTGATTCTGGAGACACTTATGGAATATATCCACCAGACGCAACTGGTTTTAATTTAGATTTCGATATAACATCATCTGGCGGTACTTGGATAGCTGGTACTTATGAGTTTGCAACTACTTTTTTATATGATGGAAATCAAGAATCTTTACCATACTTACTTAGTGGAGAGCTTACAGTTACTGCTAATGACAGTATTACTTGCACGGTGATGACAACAAATAACAATGGTGGAACAGTTTTCCCTGCAAACTTAAAAGGTGGAAGAATATATTTTAGGAAAAAAGATAGTGACGAAGCTTTTGTATTTTTTGGTGAAATAAGCTTTGTTAATGGGACTAAGCCTACTTTAGATGGAGAGTTTACACATTGGACTCTTGAGTATGGATCTGTTGCTCCTTTTGTTCGTTCTTCTTTTACTAGTATTTCTATAAATGCAGATACCTATGAATCTTTAAATGGATATAGCCAAGATTCTTCTTTTATTAGCATTGGTCTTGCTGGAGAAAAATATCAAACTAGCGTTGTTAGCAACAGAAGAGCTTTTATTGCTAACGTAAAGTATACTAACGAAGAAGGTATTCTTGTTAACAAGGGAGATACTATTAGATATAGTGAGATAAATAAATTTGATACTTTTCCAGAGTTTAATTTTTTAGATATAGGTGTAAATGATGGAGAAGATTTTATTAAGCTAGAAGCTTTTGCAGATAGGTTGCTTGCTTATAAACAAAAAACTTTATATGTAATAAACATTGGTGGTGGTTCTGATACACAATGGTTTTTAGAATCTACGCAAAACAATATGGGTGTAGACTTTCACGGAGCAGTAACTAAAACAGAATTAGGTGTTTGTTGGGTAAATAAAAATGGTTTATACATATATGATGGTTCAAAAATAACTAATTTGCAAACAAAAATAATTGAGTCAGAGTGGACTAGCTTTGTAAACGATGATACTATAATTGGATACGAGCCAACACATAAGCACTTAGTTATAGTTAGAGACGCAGCAGCTTCTGGAAACACAAGTGGAGATGCTTATATATATAGCTTTACTACAAACTCTTTTGTTTTTGTAGAAGATTTATTTGCTGATGTAATAAAAACAAATATTATTACAGATTTATATAATAATATGTCAGCTGGGTCTGGAACAACTAGTATTGTTTCTTATGATGGAGAGCCAGACTATCATACTACTTTTGATATTAAATTAAAAGATGATGATTTTGGATTTCCTAATACTGCTAAAAAAATATATGGAGTCACAATAGAATATTCATCTAATGCAAAAGATAGTGATGATGACCAGGTAAACCATTCAAACGGTTTTAAATATTTTTATACTAATAGTAATGGAGATAAACAATCAGTTGCAAATGGTGGAGATATAGTTGGGACTACAGGAGATTTAGATGTGAACAGAATAAACTTTAGCCCTCCATTAACAGTTTCTTCTTTTCAAGTTCAAATAGATTTAAATGCTGCTGATGATGAGACAGCCAATATAAATAAAATAAATAATATTGGCGTAGAATATAGACCATTGTATAAGAGAATAACATAATGGCTATTGATAGAGAAAAAAGATTTTTATATAACTCTAAAGGAGTTAAAACAAAACTACAAAAAGGCTATCCAGCTAGTAACTCTGGCAATGATGGCGAAGAAAGAGTAGTCAAGACACCAGATGGTAAGCTTAGGCTATATAGAAAAGAACTTGGTGCTTGGCACTATTTAGAATTTACAAGGAGTTAGGATGACTTTAGCAGAAATAATGGCAGGAGCAAGAGCTGGTCAATCTATTGGTCAAGCTCAATCTTTTACTAATTTAACTGGTACAGCTGCAGATGAAAGAAGAGCTTTAACTGATGCCAGAAGACAATTAGAAGAACAACAAAAAGAAAGAGAAAGACAGGCAGCTGGTCAAGAAAGAAAAAGAGGTAAAGGTAGGTTATTAGGAGGGCTACTAGGTGCTGGTTTAGCTTTGGCTACAGGAGGAACATCTTTGGCTTTAGGTGCAGGAGCTGGTCTTGGAAGTTTTCTTGGTCAAAAAGCAGCTGGTGATTTATCTTTAGATGATGTTAGTTCTGGATTGGGTGGAGGTATGTTTTTTGGTGGAGCCAGGGAAGATATTTCTGGAGCAGAAAGAGATGTTAATAGATTTTTAAATGAAGCAGAAGATAATTTTAAACAAAGACAATTTACTAGTGCTATTGGAGATGCTTTTACTGGATACAAAGCAGGTAATTTTTTATCAAATATAGGAGAGCTGTCTAAAGATGCTGTTAAAGATAAATTTAGTTTTAAAGATTTATTTTTTAAAAAGGAAGATGCAGTAGACCCTTTAATGGAGGTTGCTGAAAAAGCAAAAATGCCAAGTTTAAATTTAATGGGAAGCCAAAGGTTGGAAAATCCTCTTCTTAAAAGTTCATATCAGCGTGGAATGGAATTGTTAGAACTTGAAGATAAATTTCCTTTAGGAAGAAATCCAATGTCTTCTAGGTTAGGAAGTCTTAATTTAATACAAATGGGAAAAGGAAGTCGATATAATCCATATAGTTAGAGCAAGGAAATAATATTATGAATTTTTCACAATTACTAGAGCAGTCTGGTTTATCTCAACAAGCAGATTTATTTAATCAAGATCCAACTAAGATAGCACAGTCTTTAGGTTTTACTGGAAACCAAGCTGCACAGTTTGGACAATTTTTTACACCATTCAACCAAAAGCAAATCTTGAAAGCCTCTGAAGAAATTGCAAGAAAAGAAGCAGAAAGAACTGGGTTTTTGCAATCTGATTTTCAATCTGGCTTTAAAGGTCTTGGGGTAAGCTTAGGTCAAACTACAAAACAAATAGGTCAAGCAGCTGGACAAGCTGGATTTTCAGGATCTGGAGCAATCCAAAAACAGATAGGTGAAAGCAGAAGAGCAGCTAATGAAAGTTTAGCTGATATAATGCAAAGAAGGCAACAAGGGTTAATAGGTATACAAGAACAAGCTGGTCAAGAAAGAGCTAATCTAACCTCATTGATGTCAAATTATTTAGAAAATGTATATGCACAAGCTAGAAGAATACAACAGCTAGACCCAACTGGAGGTCAAGCTACCAATCCAAATCAATCTGGATATGTACCAACATATCAAACAACAGATGAGTTTGGTCAAGGCGGAACTCAGACTGGCAATACTTATACTGGATTTTAATAGGAGTTAACATGGCAAACGGATTTACATTTGAATCACCATTAAATAAATTGTTGGATGAAACAATTCCAAGATTTATAAGTCAACAGCTTGATAGGCAAGAAAGAGAAAAAGTTAGAGAGCAAGCTAGGCAGGACAGGCAAGACGATATAAATAGACAGCAAGAAAATATGCTAAGGCAAGAAAAACTTAATAAAGAGAGGTTTGAAAAGCAATTTCAAGCAACTGAAAGAATGAATCAATGGGAAAGAACTAAGGAAAGGGAAGATATTCGTCTTAAAGAAGAGGCAATAGTAGAAAATAAAAGACAAATTGCTAAGCAAGAAACAAGAGCCGATGAACAAATGCTTTATAACTCGTTTATTGATGGAGATAATTTGCAAGCTATTATAGATAAAGTTGATGTGGATGAAGATGGAAATTATACTTCCAATATGTTTTCTAATCCTATCCTTAATCGTATGATTGTTGGTAAAGCTAATGACGCTCAAAAAGAAATTAATAATAATAAAGCTTTTGTAGAATCTCTTAGTAAATTTGATGTAAAATTACAGAATCTTTTTGGTGATAGAATTAATCAGAAAGGTATGTTACCAAAGGCTAATGAGATTGTTTTTAATTATTTACTACAAGAAACAAAAGATCAAGATGCTCAGAAAGCTAAACAATTATCTACAGTTATATCTTTCTACGGTGAAACCCAAAAAAGACTTAAATCTGAAAAAGATACTTTAAATGAGATGTTAACAGCAGGGGTCGCTAGTGAAGAAGATATAGTAGCACAGCGTAATACTATAGCTACAATAGAAGAAAGTATATTAAATTATAATAAAAGAATTAAAGGGATAATAAATAATATGCCATCTTACGAGCCTACTGTAGAAGGTACTGATTCAGAAAGTAATGGTATAGAAGAAGTAGTTGATAAAAATATTGGGTCTAATCCATTCAACGCAATAGATATAACAGATAATCCAGAAGCAGCTGAGAATGCTTCTCCTGGAGATTTTGTATCTATGAATAATAAAATATATCTTAAAGACGATGATGGTAAGTTTGAGCCATATAATATTTCTCCAGAAGCTAGTGAAAGACCAGACCTAACTGCTGTTCAAAGATTGTCTCAAACTTCTAAATCCGATAAAGATTCTAATTTGGCTTCTAAAGGGATAAACTTTCTTACCTCTGGTTTTCCTCTTGCTGGTTTCTCAGCTAATCCTAAAGGCTCCTTAACTACTGCGAGAGATGTATTGAGTGAAACACCTAGAATACAAGAGCAATTTGGAACTGGAAAAGGTGGTGTGTTAACATTAGGTGGGTCTCCAAAAGAACAAGTGCAAGCAGTTAGGGTTGTAGAAAATAACTCAGATAATGCTATAGATGACTTAGCAAAGAGTAGAAGATTAGCTGTTGCAGGAAAAGAAAGCGAAGAAGAGTATCAAGAAAAAAGAAACTTAAAAAACTTAGAGGTACAAAATTTAATATCAAATGCTTATGAAGCATATTTAAATGAAGAGACTACTGATAGAGTTAAGGTTAGGTTAAAAAAGTTTTTACAAAAGATGAAAGATACACAGAAAAAACCTACGTTTACTGGTATAGCAGGTGGAAGTGGCAAAGTAAAATTTAGATGGACTGGTGATAGAAATCTTTTTAATCAAGATACAATAGACTTATTAAACGAAATACAAATTTAATATGGGTAGATTTACATATGAAGATATATCTAAGTCTACTCAAACTATTATTCCTAAAAAATTTACGTTTGAGGAGCTATATAAAAACCTTAACGGCAAAGATTATATTCCTAAATTAAAAGATGATTATTTAGATAAGTGGCTACCAGATTGGATTAAAAAAGGATATAATGAATCTATTACTGGTATGACAGAAAGAGTTATTACTGGTAAAGATAGATTTGATATTTCTAGATATGATGGTAGTATTTTATCTGATATAGGCTCTGCTGTAATTGGCTTTATGATGCCTGCTGATATAGCAGCTACAATATCTGGAGCAAAGATCGGAGGCTTTGCTGTAAAAGGTGCTAGTGCGGCAACATCTGGATTGAAAAAAGCTATGAATATGGGTGCTAAAAGAATGGTAAACTTTGGTTTGAATAAAAGGCTTGCTGATAAAGCAATAGAAGAGGGAGCTAAAAAACTTTTATCTGGTGCGTCTACCCAAGCTGGTGCTATTGGAACTTATACTGGTTTAAACTCAGCTTTAAAACAATTAATAGAAACTAATGATATTGATTGGACTAAAACTTTAACAGATGCATCTAAGGCTAGTTTATCTGGTGCATTAGGAGGAGCTCTGTTTGGTAGAGCAATGGGGAGAGGGTCATCTACTACTTCAGCTTTAACCCAAGAGGCTTTAGGGTTTAGCGCTTTAGATCCTATTTTAAGTGGAAGGTCTCCAGAACCTGAAGATTTTATTACTGGACTTGGAACTGTTTTAGGAATAAGAACTGCTCAAAAAGCTCCTGCATTTTTAAAAAATGAATTTTCTAAAATAAGGCAAAGGTATTCTACAAAAGAATTTGACCCTACAAATAAATTATCTTCAGCAGAAAAAAATGATTTAATAAATTTAGCAGAAGATAGAGCTACTCAATCTACATTAGCTCAATCGTTTGGAGAGACTTGGAATTTAAAGCAAAATATAAAAAGTCAAAAATGGAAAGGCTTACCAGAAGTTAGAATTATTGAAGAAATAAAAATGTCAGTCCCCACAAGCCAACAGTTATATGATCAAATTGAAAACGGATTAAAGTCTAGCTTAAAAGTGGCTGGGTTATCTCCCAGTAAAGACCAAGTAAAAAAATTATATATAAAAAGGTTGGAGAAATTAACTGGTAAAAAGACAAAAGGGTTTAAAGAGGTTAAGGGATTTAAAATTTTAGAAGAAGGTGGAGTTAGGAGAAAAGATATTACATCTAAAGAATTTTTTTCTGTTTACGGTAGGAATGAAGTAGTAAGAATGAACGCAGAAAGTCTATCTTTAAAATTAAAAAATAAATTAGAATTAGATGACGATGCGTTTTTAACTGAGTTTAATAATATTGAACTTTCAAAAGTTGGGGACGGACATCTTAAAGAAGTAAATGAAAGACTCTTTAAGAGGGTAGAAAGAAATACTTATTACAAACAATTTACAGAGTATTCAAATGAAATACCAAAAAAAGATTTATTTGACCACGTTTTTGGAGAGAATATAGCCAGATACTTTAAGTCTTACTCAAGGTCATTTAAAAATCCAAGAGCTCAAAATATAGCAAAGTCAATGTCTGATGCTAGAAATAATATAGTGAACAGAGAGTCTACTAGATTAAATGAGCTAACCAACTCTCCGCTTAAAGAGATATCAAAAAATCCAGAAAAGCAAAAAGAAGTTTATAAACAAGTTCTAGGATTAGAACCTACTAGCTTAGAAAATAAAAAATATGTTGATTGGCTAAAGAGTTGGGCAAAAGAATCTTATCAGTATGCTGGGACTGGAGGCATAATTAGAGCTGGTGAAATAAGTAACTACCTTCCTATAATATATAAGCCAAAAGTTAAGAATGCGTTGTTTGATGACTTTATAACTATTGATGAAAAATTTAATTTAGCTTTTGACAAGACATTAAAAGGGACTGAAGTTGAAGCTGCATTTGCTAATCTTATTGAAAAGTCAGTTCAATCTAATACAATAAGCAAAACAACAAGGGATTTTATACTAGCAGTAAAAGACACTTATAATGTCAGTATGAAAGAAGCTTATGATTTGGTAACAGAGGGTATCACCCCTAACACAATAGCCCCAATGAACTTTGTTGAAAAAGGTAGAAAATTAAAGTTAACAAAAGATAACTTTGAAAAACTTTCTCCATTTCTTGAGACAAATCCATTTACTTTAGTAGCTGTTTATGACCATAGATTAGCAAGAAGAATTGAAACTTCTAAAATATTTGGTAGAAACAATGAACTTGTAAATAAATCTGTATCTCAATTACAAGCCTCTTCTCCTAGGGAAGCAGCTTTAATTACAGATGGGATAGCTAAGCTTACTGGTGCAGTAGAAAATGATGTAACTAAAAACTTTTCTCCTAGAGTTAGAAAGCATATGCAAAATCTTATGGCTTTTGAAACTATATCAAAAATATCTTTAGGTACTGCTACTATTGCAAACATAGGTCAGCCATTAATATCTATTCTGCCTCAGCTAGGAATGGTTAGAACAGTAAGAGGGTTTGTTAAGCTTCTTGACCCAGAGTATAGAAAAAAATTATCAACTCCTCAAGTAGAATTAGTAAAAGAAGTTTTAGGAGAGACTGGTAGCGGCTCTGTTATGAGAGGGTATGCTGAAAAGTTTGCTAAGTATAGTGGATTTAATCCTATAAATAAATTCAATAGTTTATTAGCTGCATCTGTAGCAAAAACAGCTATTGATGATTTTATAAGAATAGCACAAAGATCTCCTAATAGTATTCGAGGTAAGCAGGCAATACAAAAATTAAAAACATATTTTAATATAGATGCTACTGGAAATAAAATTCCTACTGAAACTCAAATGGTATCTGGAATGGCTAACTACGCTAAGAAATCTCAGCTACAAAGAGATTTTCTTAGAGAACCTTTTTGGTTTAGTAACCCTAAGATGAGACCGTTAGTTATGTTTAAAAGTTTTGGATATAACCAAGCTAGATTTATTAAAGATAGTATAAAATCAGAAATGAAAATGGGTAACCCTATGATATTCTTAAGGCTTGGACTTGCTGGTATGGCTGGAGGGTCTGCAATACAGTTTGCAAAAAATTGGATGTTTGAAAAGATTTCTGGGAAACCAGTATACAATGAAAAAGACCCTTTGTTTGATGAGTTTATAGAGAACTTATCTTCAGTTGGGGCTTTCGGAATGTTAACAGATTTTATAGACGTTGAAAACTCTGTTGGAAATCTTAAGTTTGCAGTTACTCCAGTATTTTTAAGCGATATGGAAAATGGATTTAAAGCTTTAAATGAATTTCAAAAAAGCGTAGATACGTTTGGTATGACGCAAACTCCTTTTAGAAGAGCTTTATATAGAGCATCCCCAATACTGGGTTCTATTCCCAGGAGAACTTTTGAAAGATTCGTGGCTACAGAGGGTCAAAAAAGATCAGCTCAAAAAGCTAGAAAAGGAAGAGTGAAAAACGACATACTAGAACTAATGATAAAAGGAAAAAGCGATAAAGCTTTAAGTAGGCTTAGAAAATGGAATAAAACATTTCCTAGAAACCAATTTACTTATGACGACATAAGTCCTAAATCTATTTACAGAAAAGTAATGTCTAAACAAATAAGAATTAATCAAGAAAATCTAAACCTAGGAACTTTAATATGATTAAAAAAGTAAAAGCACCAGCTGGTCATCATTGGATGAAAAAAGGTAAGAACAGTTACAAGCTAATGAAGCATACTGGTAAATTTAAAGCACATAAAGGTGCATCTTTAATGGCTGGTTTTGAAGTACAGAAAGTTCATAAAGCCAAAAAGAAATAAGAAAAAAATATAAATGAAAAAAATACTAATAATATTATTTTTTACTCTACCATTAGTAGCTCAAGAAGTTGAAGAAACCGCAGGTGAAAAAGTAGTAAAGACAATCCAAGACTGGGACTTTAAAAAATACGAAGCGGCTCATAAAAGAGCACATATGAAAATAGACAAGAAACAAGGTGTTCAAAATAAACAAAGAACGATGAAACAAGATCGCAAGAAGATGAGAACACGTCATTTAATTCAAACTTTAGTTATTAGTGGGCTTGCTTATTACATTGGGTATGAAGTAGGTAAAGATAAAATGATAAAGAAAAATAAAACTACTTCAAAGCGTAAAAAGAAATAAGAAAAAATGGCAAAGAAAAAAGACTTTAGATTGGATAGAGCTGGTGTTTCTGGTTACAATAAACCTAAGAGAACTCCTAGTCATCCTACAAAGTCTCATATCGTAGTAGCAAAAGAGGGAACTAAAGTTAAAACTATACGTTTTGGTCAGCAAGGTAAAAAGGTAGGAACTCTATCTGGTACTGCTGGGGAACCAAAAAAAGGTGAGTCTGCTAGAATGAAAGCTAAGAGAAAATCATTTAAAGCTAGGCATAAAAAGAATATAGCAAAAGGTAAAATGTTTGCAGCTTGGTGGGCAGATAAAGTAAAATGGTAATATTATGAATGGAAGAAGGGAAATGCCTTGGTATACGCAAAAATTTTTATCTATGTTAGGAGATGGAAAAAGTTTTCTTTATACTGATGTTGATGGAAAACTTAGGCACTCCTATGAATGGTCACCAGAAGGAGTAAATATAACATACAATGTGCTTTCTGATGAGCTTGATTTTGATCCATCTATGGTTAACAGATTTAATATTTTAACAAAAGCTCTTCCAAAAGAAACTTTAAGCTATATTAAAACTGGCAAGGTTAGTCAAGAATTAGAAAATATAACAAAACCTCTTTTAGATATTTATTTTAATAAGGATAGCGACTCTCAATCTGATTTGTTAAAAGCTATATTAGAATATAATAAAGAAACCAATCTTTATACTGATGAAGGCAAAAAATTTGTACAAAGAACTATTGATTCTGGTCTTTTAAATGTTGAAAATTTAAGAGATTTATATTTTAAAAAATATGAAAATAAATATCCATACAGAAATCAAGAGGATAAGGTGAAATGATAATACTATGAATGGTAAATCAATAGATGATATATTAAAAGCTACTGACTTAGCTCAGTTCTTATCTCAAGCTCAGTCAGATGCTACTAACGTAGAGGTTAGAATGGCTCAGCAACGAGAACCAGATACTCGGCAATACACTATGAGTCAAGCTAGACCAGTTATAGTAGCTCCTGGATTAGGGTTGTTAGAGTCCGCTGACATATTTAAAGGTGCTAGTCTAATTGGAGCTGGTACTAAAAAGATGATGGATCTTTTTAAGTCTATGTCTAAAAGATCAAAGGACACAGAAGGTTTTGCTCAATCAGTTGCTAGTGAATTAAGAAAACAAAAATCTAGAAAACAAGGTGTCGATCAATCTGTCTATAAAGTAGCAGAGTTGCTACAAAATATTAGAAAAAAAGATGTTAAGATGTTTGATGATATTGAAGCTTTTGCACCCAGAGAAGCTGTTTCGCTATCTCCAGAGCAAGCTGGATCATTAATTAATCAAAAATTACATAGTATGGCAAGAAGTGATATTGCAAAAGGAACTGATAGTTTTGAGCAGTTACAAAAAAGTTTAACAGATGAGCTTAATACTCTGTTTGAAGCTACTAAAAGAGATGCAAATACATCTAGAATTTTAAAATCTATAATGGAAAGATATAATAAAACTGGAGTTCCTATTTTTACTCCAAAAGCAACTACTCTTGCAAATTAAAAAACAAAAATTAAAATGGTAATATTATGAATGAAAAAATAATTGAAATTTTAAATAGCCTTATGTCTGAGGATAAAAAAAATAAACAACCTTACATCGATGGGGACGCTATTGTTACAAACTCTCCTTATCAAAACGCAATTTTAAACCAAGTGATGTCAAATATTTCTACACCTCACGGAGGGGGTATGATGAGACCTAGCGATGCATTGAAATTCTATAACGAAGACAAAGATATGGCTCAAGAACAAATGCGAGCAAGGTACTTAGGGGAGAGCAAAACTATTGATGATATAATAAAGCAATCTGATTTAGTAGAATTTTTATCCAAAGCTCAAGCAGATAAAACTCGAGTAGAAACTCCTACTGAAATATCTACAGATAATATGGCTAGAAGAATAGGATATAGTTCTGATATACGTACTCCAAATGATTTGGTTAGATATCTAACTACAGTAAGACCAGCTTTTGAAGTTAACACTCCAGAAAACAACAGTAATGTGGATAACTTTTTTAAGATGATCGAAAGTATTGATGCTGTTCCCAAAGGAAGAAAGAAGTCATAATGAACGGAAAATCAGTAATGGATATCTTAAAAGAGTCTATGATAAAATATAGTGGAGGATATGATGAGTCTATGTATACGCCTCAAGGAGGTCGATCTCGTTTAGGAATGGCTAATGAATATGGACTTGATCCAGAATCTATGGTTATAGATACTTTATCTTTTATAGACCCAGCAAATTATACATTTAATATATCTGGCAAGAATGTAGAGACTGGAGGAAAAGTAGATGGTACTGTTCGCCAATATGGAGCATTGCCTTTAAAAATGGACGTAACCAAAGCAATGGGAGAGCACTACAAAGACGACCCTTTTGCTGAGCTTGATGCAGTTATATCTTTAAAAAAACTTTTAGAAAACGTAGGGAAAGAACCTATTAAAAAAACCAATGAAGATAGCTTGATGAGAAGCAAGATGATGAAAGCTCTTGGTATCGAAAGCGATGAAGAGTATGATGCTTTTTTAAAATTTAAACAACGAATGGAAAACAGGTAGTAAATAAAAAAAAGAGGGCATAGCTCGACTACTACACCCTCTTCGCACAACATAGAGCATATGGCTAGCTCTGAAGAAAAATTTTCTCTCTCCCTCCTAGGTTAGAAGGGCTTAGCGTAAAAACTTTGCCCTTCTAGCTCTGCTCTTCCTCATCATTGTTCGACCATCTTTTTTCATATTCTTTGTGAGCCCATTTCTCTGCTTTAATTTCCCACTTATTATCCTCATAATAATCTCCACCACAATTAACAGCTACGGTTCCTGCTTGAGCATACTTCTTTAAGAATTTAGTTATACCTATTCTTCTAGCATCTAACATATGTTTTGCTTCGTGCAATAAAGTTATTATCATATCCTTTGGGTCTCTATCTTCTTTTGGTATATCTTTTAATATAACTTTATCTTCATCTGGTATAAAGGAAGCTTTAACTTCTAAGTTTTTATCCATAACAATAGATGGATATAAATCATATTCTTTGAATATAACTTTGGCAATTTCATTAAGCAATTTCTACCTGCCTTTCTAACTCTACTGAGTTCTTTCTTTTTTCATGATCAGTTGCTTCTTTAATGTCATTAAATAGTTTGCAACTATCTCCAGAATATCCTAACTCTACAGAACCTGGTGTACCATATCTATTCTTAGATACAATCAACATCATTTCATTAGGCATCCATATCCTTCCATTAGAATCTTCTTCTCCATACCTAGATACATAAGGGTAATGAGTAAACACTACCATCTCTGCATCTTGCTCAAGAGAACCAGACTCTGCAAGGTCTGATAACCTAGGAGTAGAATCAATTCTGTGTTCAATATTTCTGTTTAATTGTGATACTAAAATTACGCACATATCATTACCTTTTGCAAGCCATTTGTAACGCATTGTTGTATCACGAATCTTATGCCTTAAATCACGATTGTCATTTGATGGGTATTCAATCAATCCAATATGGTCATCAATAACAACATCTGGTTTTATCCTAGATATTTCGCTGAATGTATCGTGCATATCTCTAACAGAATCATACATAAATAATTTATCTTTGTAATTTTCTCTAATATAATCCATAGCTCTATCTATTTCTGGCTTAGTAGCTTTTGATCCAGTTCTTAACCCTCTATAAGATAGAGTGTCTGATTCCATAGCTATAAACTTTTTCATCATTTCTATATTAGGCATCTCACGATTGAATATAATTACTTTCTTTCCAGAGAGGACTAATTGTCTAGCCATATTAGCAGCTACGGTAGTCTTTCCATTTGCTGGTCTTCCAGCTACAATAGTTATCTCTCCTCTAGTCATTCCGTGTACTACTGAATCTAACTTTTCTATTCCAGTCTTTATTATACCTTTGCTATTAAATATAGAGTCATTTGTTTCCTCTAATGTTTTCTCTATATTGAAATCATTCTTAGATGGTCTGAGATTTATAAGATTAGAAGAGTCTAGATTGACATCATTAATAAGTGAGTCTATATCTATATGATTATCTTCTGCATTCTTTATTAATCTATGTGAGTGCTCTACCATTTTTCTTCTTAGGTAGTGTTCGTGAACCATCCTTGCATAGCTTTCAGCGTTAGAAGGACTAGCTTCTTTTGTTGTTATACCAGTTATCTCATAAGAAATAGATTTCTCTTTGTGTTTTTTAGTAGGAAAATTATGAACCACAGAAACGGTATCTATAGTTTCATTTTTATTTCTTAATTTTATAACAGTATTCCATATATCTCTATTAAAATCATTATAAAATACTTTGTCTTCTTCTACCCATCTTCTAACAATATCTATATTAGATGGGTCTAAGATAATACTAGCCAATAATGATTCTTCTGCTTCTATATTATGCATATAACCTCTAATCTACCCTTGGTGGTATCCTATCCATAGATAGATACTCATTCCTCTTTCTTACAGTCTTACTTGAATTGCTATTCATAACTATAGCAGATAGGTATCTTAAACCCTTTCCCTCTTTAGGAGAATTAGACTTCAAGTAATTGTTTATAGACATAATTATCATATCGCTATCACAAGAATCTATCTCAGATAGGAATGAATATATCTCTATATCTGTTAATTGTAGGGTTCTAGATGCGTTAACTTCTTTGATTGCTAAGTCTATTAGGCTTAAACATTCTTTGCTATAACGCATTCTCTTGGTGTTTATTTGACTCTTGTACTCTTGTTTTTTTATTCTCGATCCACAAGTAGGACATTTCTCTTTTTTTATAGACACTCTGGACAATCTTTCTTTTCCATCCTTATTGTACCAAAGACGCTTTTGTCTAAGTACTCAACAGAACATCCACTAGCAAGTTCTCTTATTCCGTGATACTCTCTTTTACATTTAGTGCATCTCTTCGGAGTCATTTTACTGTTTGAAGTTCTTCTATCGTTAGACTGGGTAGCCTTAGAATGATTCTCGCTTCTTATCCCAGCAAAATCAAACCATTCATCATCAAAATAATGAAGCAATGATTCTGTATATGCAAAACTTTTTCTTGCATACTCTAATCCATTGTTTTTGTTTGAGTAAGCTCCACCTACTGATTCCGAGAGAGAGATTTCACCATCTCTAACCATTCTTCGTATCTCTGGATTACGTAAATCTGCCCTCGGTCTTCCTTCACTAGTTGTATGTCTACTTCTTTCGTCGGTTTTAGCCATTTTGCTACTCTCTTTCTTACTTTACATTGTGCTTTGTGTTTGTTAATTAACAGATCAACTTCTGAATGCTCTCCTAAAGACCTGCCATCAGAGCCCCACGCTCTTTTAGAATTTAATCCTTTTTCTATTGCTTTGTCAACACATTCTTTTTCGAATCTGTTTCCTTTTTGTTTGCTTCTACTCGCCATAATAATAGCAACTACATTTTTCGTAGTTCTCCATATTTCTATCTAACCAATATCTATAATCATAACTAGCATTATCGTAATAAGGATAACAAGACTCGCATAAAAGATAATGTCTACTCCTGGAACTGCAACACAATAAAAGGATATGCCATCGATCACTCTCTTTGCATTTACAGTTAGAGCAGTACTTAGGTATCTTTCTTTTCTTCGCTATTACTATCTGCGATGCTTTCATCTTCTAACTTCTCCGCTTTTTTTTGTATAAATTTAGCAAGCTTCTCAGTATCTTTTTTCATCTCTAAGTAATGCTCTATCAATACTCTTAAGGTTTGTATGTTATTGTTAATAGACCCAACCACCTTATACAATGTTTGCATATCGGATTGAATCTCTTTTATTGTAGGTTTGTTTTTTCTTTTTTTCATAATTTTTTTAGTGGAGATTGGTGCCAACCAAGGTTATCTCTTATTCTAGAGTTAATACACATACTAGTTATTAGATTTATATTAATAACCTCTCTCCACTAATTCTCTGAGTTCTTCAAAAAGATGAGTCTTTAAATTTAAGCTCTCTTTTAATCTCTCTAAATCTTTCGTATCTTTTTCTAAGCTTGAACAATAAGAGTTTATCCTCTCTTGATGAGAGATCGTAGATTGCTTTCTTTGGAGCAACTTCTCTCTTGATTTCAACCATCTCATCTATTGCTCTCTTCCATCCCATCATACTTGACATCTCTTTTTCTATCTCTATCCACTTGTTTATTTCCATTTCCATTCTCTTTCTTTCTTATGACTAAACCTCTTTGCTCTGCTTTAGTACATATAAACTTTATAAAATTATCTATATCATCATTGGTTGTTTCATCGCCCTTTTCTATCATCAAAGATTCTATATCATTTGAAGACATCTCTGATGCTTCTGCCATAGTTATTCTATTCATCTATTATTCCCTCGTGCTTTATATTTATTTTTATAGAGAACTCTCTGTCTGATTGATCTTTAAAACTTATGTAATGTTCTCCAGTTTCTGATTCTCTTTTTATATTAAAACTTTTTACTTCTTTTATTCCATAGAAAGACATTAATGTCATCATAGAGCTATTCATATTGTGAGTGTCCATATTAATTCCCTGTTATCTCTGCCTCAGATATATCAAAGGCTTTGTTCTCGTGATACGCATCTGTTTTCTTTGCACATTCTATACAAAACATCTCATCAACATTCTCATCTATGAATATTACCTCACAGATATTATACTTTTCTTCGCAAGATACGCAGTAAAAATTATTATTCATATTAATCTCTCCAGAAGGAGTGCAAGAGAAGGATAGCTCCTGCACTCCACAGATTCCCTATTTGTCAAACAACCAACTAAAAGGGTAAATCTTCTGTTCTTTTCTTCTGTCCTTCCCACTTAAATATAGCAGATGCTTTTGGAGTAGTTACTTCTTTTCCCTCTGTATCTCTCCATTTATTATGGTAAACCTCTATCTCAACTGGCATACCTACGACATCACTTTCGTCTATAATTGGCAGAAAGAATCTACCATTCTCATCTGCCTCTGTTACTATACCAAAGGATTGTATTAATTCCATATAAGATTTATTTGACCCAGTATTCTCTTGTAAGTCTGGGTATGTTAGCTTATCTGGCTTAACAAATCTAAAGAAACCCTTAGACCGAACCTCTTTACCTACAAACACCTTCCCACTAATCTCTTCTCCATTCTCTTCATATACATTCTCTTCGTTCTCTGGTGCTATCTCAAACTTTACTTCGTATATATCAGATAGGTATTTATTTTTAATAGGGACATTCTTTTTTATTACTAACTCTACTGCATACGCTTTATACATTCCTACTGGCATTACTCCAGAGAAATCTACAGATGGGTCGTAGTATGATTCAGAAGAATCTTTACTACTATCTTCTAATATTGTATCTAAATTACTCATCGCTATCATTATTCTCGCTTTCTTTTATTAAGTCTAGTATCCTAGCCTCATAGCTTGTTATGTTGGTTTTATTGATCTTTCCACTAGAGATACCTTCATCTATCTTTTGCATCACGTCTGTATCTTTAGTCTTTTCTGCTAGATTAGTTATTCTCTTTATTAAAGACTCGTCTAGCTTAGAGTCTGGTAAGTCTTCTCCTGCAAAGATATACAAGCCTAATCCGTGTAGAGCTATTGCTTTAGCTAGGCATCTTTGTATAGAGGTGTTTATTTGAAAAGCATTTGGTGTCTTTATAGGTTGGTTTCTATTATCTAATACTGGATGTACTTGTTCTCTAGAGATACCATTTACATTGACAGACACCTTAACAAAACATCCTGCTTCTGTCTGCATATATGGTTGCTTACTCCCTTCCAACCCCCACTCGTGAACAATCCAGGTAGCTTCTGGTGCTACTCTAAGGAGTTCTCTTACTGCCCAAGCCCAACTTAAATAGTTAAATTGACCTTTCTTTTCGGTATGAGTAGAGACATCTACTTTATCTAATGTTTCAAATATATTACTTTTCATACTAATTTTACTTTCTGTTTATAGTTACAATAAAAGAGAAGAACCTTTGCTGATTAACGATTGTTGGGTTTTTATAGCCGTCAAAACTTCTCTTATTTATACTATATCTTGGTTGTTAATATGTGGACATTGGTATCTAACTTCACAATATTTCTTACACTTCATACCATCCCACGTTTCTTTTTTACTACATTTTTCTGGAGTTATATTCTTCTCTAAAGACTCTAGTAATTTATCTCTCTTGTCTCTAAAGTAATCTAGTAGATGATCGTTATGTATATAAGGAACCTCAACTAAGTATATGTTTTTCTCTATTCCTCTATCTCTAGCTGCTAGTATACCACCATCTCTAACTGTCATCTGAACATACATACTCTCTACTTGATGACCAGTAGACTCTAACATATATCTATACATATTTATCTGCCAAGACCAATCTCCGAAATCTGCTTTCTCTGGATTAGCCCAGTATCTTTTTACTTTCTTTGGAGTTCCTTTTCTACCCCACCTACCAGTTCTCTTATAAACTTCTCCACTAGGGTCATCTTCTAAGAAGAATTCCATACCTAATATTTGAGATGCCTTATAAGAACCAGTATTTTTATAGTCTATTAAAGACTTTGTATCTTTATCATACAAATCTACGATACCAGTTATATCTAGACCTTCTAACTGTATCTCTGCTTCTTCCTCGCTTGCGTTGTCCTCTAATTTTTTATGATGTAGAGTTCCTGCGAGAGAGAAAGCTAAGCTTTGAGGGTCTATATAATATTCTTCTGTTCTTTGTAGATAGGCTTGACAAGTACCATTGAGTAGCTCTGTAACAGATGGCTTTCTATCTGGATCTCTCTGTTTAGCCATCTCTTTTAGAGCAGTAGGGTATACTCCCATTCTATTAATGTCTAGCTTGTTATTCTCTAGAGCATCTTCGAATGTTATAGTATCTCCTTCTGGATATATAAAACCTATAGCTGGCATTTATTTTCCTTTCTCATAGTCACAATATAGTAATTTAAAAAATATATATCAAGTAGTATTTTTTCCTTGACAAGTAGTCTAAAAGTCCTTATATTGTAACCACGTTCAGAGGGTTAATAATTATATAATATATATATATATAACTATATTACTATTCAGTTTCATAATTACAATTACAATTATTTCTATGGTTTGATATCATACTATCTAAAGTCTCATAAGCAGTATAAACATCTAAGTTATTTGGTTCTACATTATCCCATTCATCCCAATTAACATTATTAGCTATCTTCATTGCTTCTTCTTTATTATTAGCCTCTACAACCATTGTGCAGTCTGTTGCTAACGTTCCATATACTTCAAACTTTTTCATTACTTACCTCCTTTCTATTATACATATTACTATTTAATATATTTTATATAAAAGGAATTTCTATAGGTTCATATATATCTGCTGGAAACATATACCATAGAATCATTACTAGAATTATTGGTATTAATATACTACCAGTCGTATAGAATGAATTTTTATAGTACATTACATTACTTCTCTTTCTTTGTTCTTTAAGTATTCAAATACTTCATCGTAAACATTTGTAATATCTTCATTTAAGGTACGGCAATGGTCTATTTCTTTAACCCATTCTACCTTTTCTGAAAATAGTTTTGTAAGTAACCATTCTACCTCACCTCTAGTATCATCGCATTCATCTATTATCCAATCGGTAACTTTTTTAATATTACTTTTAAGTGTTGGATTGTTAGCAATAGCCATCACTCTACCTCACTTTCATACCTACCACATTTTATACATTCCCTTAGTCTTTCACCATTTCTGTATTTAGCATCTTGGTCTTTATTAATATCAAATACAGAATCTCGCTTACAATCGTTACAATATTCTATTTTAGTTTTTCTTTTATCTTGTATCACTTTACCTCTCTTTCTTTGTTTATGTTTATATATAGAACTCCAAAGCTCTATAATCTTCTTTCTGTTCTGTGTTGTAGAACTTAGTTAATCTAGATCGAACATAGTTTGTAGTTTCTACTCCTAGCCTAAGATATCTAGCAAAGTTACCAAAGGTTAGATTACGTTCCTCTATTATATGCTGAAGAGTCTTAATGTATCTATGCTTGGATATTATATTGTCCATATCATCCTCTCTACAATATGTCGATAATAGCTTACCAGTATCTACAATCTTCTGACATATAGTAATCCAATTATGTATCTTTATTGGATTAAGAGTGCCAGAGTGATACCTAAACTCTATAGAGCCGTTAATAATCCTAGAGTGCATATTCATACCACAATATCTAGCATCATTATACTTATCGTAAGAGGGGTAAGCTCCCCAAGCTTGATACCAAGAGTTTATAAACTCTTCACTACTATCTATACTCAATATCTGTTCTCTACTTAAAGGTATTCTCCTTGCCCATCTAGTAGTTACCCTAGAGGGAGGCATCATCTTATAGATAATGTCTTGAGCAGACTTACCTAATAGTAGAGTCCATTTCAAGTCTTGATAGTCTAGGTCTCTAGCATCAACGTGTACGTGTAGACCACAGCTTTTATTTATATAGTAGAATCCACTATTTAGATAACGAAGCATAGTATCTATAGACGTTCTCATAACGTCTCCTTGCATAGGTCTTTTCATAACCCACTCTACACCTCTATCCTCTTCAAACTCTCCTACGTTAATACTACCATCGCTAACTGGTCTGAATCTAGGAGAATATTCTAATTCTCCATTATCAATCATCTCCCAGAAATCACTATGGTTAGTGACACATTCTATCTCCAATCCTATATGTCTATCAGATTGTCCTTCTAATATACTTCCGTCTACCATCTCTTTTACATTGTAACTCTCTAAGTCTACATCATCTCCATCTCCTGGGTCACAATTCTCACAGTAATACTCTTCAGCACGTTCTCTCCATATAAGATCGTCTCTCCAACTATCTTCTCCACATTCAGAACAGCAACCTATGTAATCGTGATAGCAATCCTCGCAATATAGCATATCTCCATAATGTTGAGATTGTTCTATTGGGAAGTCATCATTACAACTTTCACAATAGAAGGTATGCTCTCCATAACAATCATCACATAGAGTCTCCATTCCATTTATATTTGTAGTATGTTTTAAGGAATCTGCTCCGTTGGTGAACTCATCCTCGCAACAATCACAACTATAACTTTCTTTTTCTTTGTTTATTTCAGACATAGACACCTCCTAAGCTATTCCGTGATTAGTAGTAACCATATAGAAAGACAGATAGTTCTTCTCTCTAAGCCAACCTATTCTCTTTAATGTATCGAATATGTCTTTTGGCTCTAAAGATTTAACCTTTATGTTTTCCATATCTATCATTCTATCAGCTAGAAATTTGATATAATGTCCAAACGATCGAGTGTCTGTAAAAGGGTTGCTCTTAGCTTTTTTATAGAGCTTACGCAATGCCTCTTCTTTTGTCTTGTATCGTATTGGAGATTGTATACCAACTATCATAGCTACCTTCTTAGAGCTGAAAGGATGCTTGTTCTTCATCGTAATCTCCTTTCATATAGAAGTCATCTACATAGCATTTCTCACACAGATACTCGTCATTAGCTTTGTATGTGTCTCCCTCTGTAGAATCACAGCTACCACAATTTATACCATCTTTCATAGCCTCTTTGATATCTAACTCTGAATTTACTTTGTATTCACAATCATAACAGATATAAGATTTCTTATCTTCGTTATAGATAATCTCTACGTAATCAACTTTCTTATTGCAAGAGTCGCAATCTATTGTTTTCCAATCTTCATAGTGGTCACTATATCCAAACGTATTATAGTTGTAATTGTAATTACGACTATTCTCCATAATATAGTTAGCTTCTAGAGAATTGGTTACATAAGACTTCTCTTCGTAGACAAGTTCTTTATCTGTAAACTTATGTGTATTAAATGTGTATAACTTATCCACATCTAGTGTATGTATCTCTTCAGTATATAGAGACCAGAGCTCATCGTATATATAAGCTGTACCCTTACCATCATCTTCCTCTATACACGCATCTTCTATAGCTGATTCTAATATCTCTTTTGTAGAGGCATAGAATAAAACTCTAGCTTCACTCCAGTATACATAATGACAAGGTCTACCATCTTCTCGTAATAGATGCAATGTGTTCTTATTGTCTCTAGTCCAAGCCAATGCGTAGTCTCCATAGATTTCATCTAGACATTCTTGTAGGTTATTGTTGGCATCAAATAGAGCAAACACAGCCTCAGAATCTACCTCGTATACTCTCTTTTTGTTTACGGATATATCCTCGTGATTGAAAATCATTCCATTATGAGTTCCAATAATAGAGCCGCAGTTAAAAGGATGAGCATTTCTTAGAGACTTGCTTCCGTGAGTAGCAAACCTAGTATGACCTAGGACTACTGACGATTCCAAGCTTATCTCTGGTACGATCTTTCTCTTCCAGTCTTTACTCTTAACAAAATTACTAGACTTCTTTAGAGACTTAAAGATTAAAGGATTCTTACACTCGTCTATAATAGCTATCCCAGTAGAGTGTGTACCTCTAATCTCTGACTCTATAAGTAGATTCTTCATAATCTGCCTTATAACTCCTAGTTGCTCTGGAGTCTGTGCGTTGCTCTGCTTTGCAAAGCCTGCTATACCACACATATATTTCTCTCTTTCTTTGATTGTAGAATACTATCTCATAGGCAATTCCCTTTCGATAATATTCTTGGTTGTTTGTTTTTCATCTATACTGCTACCTCTCTCTTGTAGGTAATTCTTTTAAATCTGTATATATCTCTAATACTTTTTCTATAGACTCGTGTACGTCTATATTCCTAACATTACTATCTTTAGTATGATATATATTTCCTAAATCTTCTATAGATTTATATAATCTATCTAATAATTTAAATGTTATATCCATTAGATTTTCTCTTCTATTACTTCTAATAATCGCAATGCTATCTCTTTTGCTTCGTCTCTAGTTAATACCATTGAAATACTTTTTCTATAGATTTGCTCTTCTGTTAGTCTCCTACTAACTAGATACATTAAACCTTTCTCGCCTCCAAAGAATCTTGTTATTTTGATTCCGTCTATATTGGTTTTAAATTCTGTACTCATTTTATCTCCCTATGGTATCTTCTATCCACCATATCACTCTCTTTGTTGTTATGTAGCCTAATGTTCCTAATAGACCACCGAACGCATATAACATATGTGCTAGACCGTGAGGCTCTCCACATAGTCCTAGTAGATGTTTGATTGTATCTATCATACTATCTCCTTTTCTTTATTTACTTTTCTAGTTATTAATACTAATACATATTCTAAAGCTTCTATCCAACCTTTGTCTATATCATTCATATAAGATATATCTATAGTATTAAGATTTAAATATCTATAATTTTCTTTTATATCAATTATAGTAGTCTCTATATCTTTTTGTATATCGTCAATCTGTTTATCGTAGGTCTTTATTATATTAGAGACTCTAGGGTCTATCTTATCTGCCATATAAATTTCTTTCTTTCTCTCTATACCATATAGCATAGAGTTGTTTCTTTGTCTTGGAGTCGCCATCACTCTTAGACGTGTTAAAGTATTTAGCGTACCACTCTACCAATTGCCACTTTCTATGATGTGGGCATCTACTTTTCATTTTTTCTACAATGCCATTGACTATATGGTTCATCGTACCAGTCTGTCCAGTATATACTCTCCATCTTTAAGTCTTCTCTAAAAAGTTTTTTTGTATACCCATCTTTAAATAGACATTTATCTGAGCATCTATAATCTGCACCATCTCCACCACACCATCCCTCCCACATTCCTTTATTACAACCATCGCATTCTCTAGGTGCTTCTTTATTATATCTTTTGATATTGTCTACCATTTAGCTACTCTATCTTTAATGTAGTCTTTAAATCTTCTGTATATAGACCTCTTAGCTAGAGATAACTTGTCTTGTAGATAATCTATTTGACTCTCTAAGTTAGGTATTAAATTTGGATTATCAATTATTCTACTAATAATTTCATCGCTATTTATTTTGTCTATACGTTTTTGCTTCTCTGCAATTTTACTCTCTAGCTCTGCAACTCTCTCTTGAGATTTAGTTAGAGCGTCCCATATTTTCTTACTTTCAGCCATAGTATATACTCCTCTCTATATTATTTTAATATGTTACTAGCTTATCGTCTACCATCTCATTGGCTATATAAGCTGTGGTTATTCTATCTATAGTCCTCTTATAGGTTATGCCTCTTAATAGAGCAAGTCTTTCTCTCTGCTCGTCCCAGTCTCTACTACGAAACACCTCTATGCCATCTACGTATATAACATACATATATATGTACTCCTCTCTAGGTTGATTGGTTGTCTACCAGGTTCTTTCCTCTCTCAGTATCGGTCTTGCGAGACGAGGGTCGATCTTGGAGACTGGCATCACTCTCTTAGTTCCTACCAGTCTATGTCTTTTGATTCTATTTCGCATCAGTCTCTCTTCTTCCATTCTCTCGAAGAGCACCAGTATACGATGTATCTTTCTATATCTAATTCTTTTGTCTCTATCGTAAATCTCTACATCTTTACCTTCTCTATAATCTTTCTTCCTCAGAGACATAAAAATATCTATCAATACCCTTAGTTTATCGAGCTCTAATTCATCTCCATTGGGTAGCACTAGATAGAACTTTTCATTCTCTCTAAAGACCTCATATTTAGAGACATCTTTTTTCTGCTCTATATGGTCAATAATTGTATATGACATCTTCTCTCTATCTTCCTTTCCTCTATATAAAAATTTTATCTATAAAAAAAAACTCTACGAAAGTATGATCATTAACACAAAGGGAAAAAAATTCCTCTAGGAGGAAAAATTTTCCCTTCGTTCTATGATCTGCTCGGTCTCTCTAAGACTTTACGTTTGCACCATTGATTCTTATTAGAGCCTTAGAGCCGTCTTTTTTAGTAAACTCTATGGTATTAGAATTACTATTTAACTTGATTAAATCTCTAATAGCTGTTTGAATCTGTTGCTTTTTAGAGCCATCTTTGTAGTCTTTGACTAGATATTCAGTATAGAGCATATTGGCTTTAACACCTTTGACTCTGTATTCACTCATATCTGTACCAGTCTTTTTTAATAACTCATAAGTCTCGGGCTTTAGAGCTTCTCTAGTATCTTTTTTATTTGTAGACATATAAATGTCCTTTCTTAGTTGCGATTTCATAGAGTGTAGGAAGCAGTCTATTCGATATGCTCTCTATTATACATATAACTCTATTATACATATATCTCTCAAATGAAATCTGGTTTTTGTTTGACATAAAAGAAATTAACGATTATTTTTACCAATTCCTAAATAATAAAAAAATAAATTTTATGTTTGTTGATCTATAGTGATCTTAAATAAAAGAGGAAAAATTTTCCCTTATCATTCGAAATTTAGACCAAGCAGTTGAAATATAAAATCAATGGTCGAAATATAAAATAGCTAGTCGAAATATAGAATCATTGTTCGAAATATAAAATCAATGGTCGAATTTTCAACCAAAAAGTCGAAAACCAAACAAATCGGAGGTGGGGGGTCGGGGGCGAGAAAAGACTCACACACAAAATGCTGTAATTTTTACAACTGTGGAGTGTATATCTAAAACATAGGGTACAGATCAAATACTAGAATAGTTCTATTTGTCCCAAATTTGCTGTTATACGGAGGTTTTTTAATTTATGCGAGGGAATATATAGATATGCTATTCTTGAAACGTTTTTAGCGATTCTACGTATTCATATTTATTGTGGTTATAACACCAGTTATTTGCATTATCTACCAGATACTCATAAAAATGCTTAGTACCTGCAGAATCTACCATCATCATAGTGTCTGAATATCTTTTTATTTCTAGCTTATGTAGCCTGTCGCATTCAAAACAAAAGAAATGGTCTGTATCCTTCAGTTTGTAGATGTCGGTGTTAAATATATGCTTCTTGCCTTTGAGGTCAGTATAGTTATAATAGGAGGTTTTAGGGATATTACTGCAACCAATGAACAGTAACAACACAGAGAGTACTTTTTTCATTTTGAGATTTTTTGAACCTTTCTTTCTTTTTTATTTTATAGGGTGGTGATATAGTATAAAACCAATTCTGTAAATTTTTTGGTAATTTTTTTTCGTAAGTCATATTTACCATAGAATACTTTTTAATATTTCTTTACAAAGCTCATAAGGAACTTTACTTTTTCCATAATAATCATTAGGCTGGAATCCTTGTATGCCAGTTTCACTTGAACCTCTTGGAGAAGATTCGTGACAACTATCTCCTGGGCTACACATTTGCCTTGGAATCCAATCAGCATTAGTCCATATATCTGTTGGCTTCATAACCTTTTCTCCATACTGACAATAAGTAACAGTTTTCATTATATAAGGATCGATCAAATTCAACTTCCTTAATTTGCCACGAGGATTTTCAATAATATAAATAAGATTAGGATTCTTCTCTTTTATAAGATTGATTATCTCTACTGTCTTTTCTACTAGCTTAACTGCTTCTTTTGCCTTTTCTGTCTTTGGAGTATTATCTTTATTCCAATGCAATCCAATAGAAGCTACACTAAAACATTCACAAGGAGGAGATGCCCAAACAATATCTGGATATCCTTTTAAAGCATCAACTGCTTTTAAAATATTAAAATCAAATATGTCACAAGTAAAATCTATATCCTCAGAATATTCACAATCAGTAGAATAGGTCTGCAACGCAAAACATTCAGCCGCTTTAGAAAAACTTCTTGTACCAGCAAATAACTCAAGAACCTTTTTAATCTAAAAAATCCTTTCTTTTTCTAAGTTATGTTAATAACTTATTTTTCTTTATATAGTATATATAATATATATTATATATATATCTTCTTAGTATAGCTATATACAATATAAGGACTTTTAGCGTGTTTGTCAAGAAAAAAAATAAAACTTGACAAAATATTCTTTTTACCGTATATTGAGTGTATGCAAAAATATAAAAAACAAGATGCACGTACCTATTGTGCGAACTGGGATAACGGTAAATGTTTAGGATGTGATATGTATTCTGTAGGAAAAAAATTAATAATGCGTATTGATTCTAAGAAACAAGGAAAGGAATGCACAGTAGATACCGAGTGTAATTATTTTAGTAGAGTTGTAGTACCAGCATTATCAGTATAAATAAAGTAAAGGAATCGTATGAGAGAGATTACCAAGAAAATAGAGGATATGTATCCTCAGATGATGGAAAGGTTCGGAGAGATCACAGCTGAACAATATGAATTATTTTGTAAAAAACAATATGACTATGGAAGTGGAAATATTACTTTAGGTGGAGACCTTGAAAACGAAAGCGATAGAATGTTATCTCTTATTGCTTTAGTTATTCGAATGAATGATAAGGTCAATAGATTAAAAAACATTATTATAAAGAATCGTGGAAAGAATGCAGTTACCGATGAAACATATATGGATGCGTTTAGAGACTTATCCGTATATGGAGTTATTGCTCAACTAGTATCTGAAAAAGTCTGGGGTAAATAATGAATTGGTCAGATGAAGAAATAAATATTCTTAAACGATATAAAGAAACAGATAATAAAGCATCTGATATCTATAAGCAATTAATCCTCAATGGCTATGATCGAACACTAAAAGCAGTTAGAAGAAAGATTGAAAAGATGAATCTAGGTAAATCCACTAACAGCGAGGATGGGTTTAATCTTCCAAAGATATTAATGCTGGATATAGAGACCACACCAATAGCAGTTTGGGTTTGGAGCGTAGGGAAACAATATGTTCAGCCAAACTTTATTATGAAAGACAGTAATGATAAGCCTATGGATTGGCACGTATTAAGCTGGTCTGCTAAATGGTTGTACGATGATGAGATATTAAGTGATGTGTTAACGTCTAAAGAAGCAATAGAAAGAAACGATAAAAGAATAATACAATCTGTCTGGAAATTACTAGATGAGGCGGATATAGTAATTGCTCATAATGGAGACAAGTTTGATCTTAGAAAGCTAAAAGCAAGATTCTTAAGTAATGGTATGTTTCCACCTATGCCGTATAAGACGATAGACACCCTCAAAATAGCGAGAAAAGAGTTTGCCTTAACCTCGAACAAGCAAGACTATATAACGAAGCTTCTAGGGCTAGAAGAAAAGCTAGAAACAGATTTTCAATTATGGCTTGATTGTATGAAGGGAGATAAAAAAGCATTACTAAGAATGGAAGAGTATAATAGGCACGATATAATGGGACTAGAACAAATGTATTTAAAACTAAGACCTTATATTAAAAACCATCCTAACATAGCTGTTATGATGGATGAGAATGTATGTTCTACCTGTGGAAGCAGTTCAATAAAAAAACATACTAAAAAATATTATACTGGAGCTAGTGCTTATGATATATACTTTTGCAAGTCTTGCCTGTCTCCGCACATCAGAGGAAAGTCAAATATATCAGAGAAAAAAATTACATACAGATCTACTTCTTGACAAAGTGGCTAAAATAACTTATATTGTATATTGATGATTACTAGAAAAATAAATAAGATTAATCATCCTATATATGAAGATATGGGAGAGTTTGAGAAATACAATCCTGGTATTGATGTTATTGAAAACTGGAGAGATGGAACTGAAGGCGATTGGATAGTTTCAGATGATGGTCAAGTTTGTCAAGTCTTGAAACGTGGTGAACTTAAAGCTTCAAAGACATCTAACAATCTTAAATATTATATTAGGATTCCATTAGGAACATTTGTTTGTAATGATAAAACAAGAATAGAGGGAGAACCTAGAAAGAACCTTTATTCTTTTGGCTTGGCTAATAAAACAGTCTGGAATCACAAGATTGAAAAAAAGGAAACTACGCACAGAGAGTTTCTTTTTGCTCAGTTTGTTGCTAAGGGCGACAATATAGTGGATTCTTTTGTTAAGGCATACCCAACCAATAACAAAAAGTATGCTAAAGGTCAAGCCAAAATACTTATGAAAGCAAAAAGGATACAAAAATTGATTAGAGAAGAAATAGATAAAGTACTTACAGAGGCGGATATTACTCCTTTGTATTTATTAGAAGAAATGAGATCTATTGTTGACAACAGTCAGTCTCAAGATAAAGACAAAATACAAGCTATTAAAACATTAATGCAGATTAGTGGAATGATGGACACAGAAAAAAGAAGTGAGTCTGTTGCTGTATTCCAAGGATTTACAAAGGAACAATTAAATGCCATCGGATCTGGAGAGGTCAAGCAAATTGCAGAAGCTAACAAAGAAGTTGAAGTCTAGTTATTGTGTACTATGTGGGAGTAAGTTATTTCCAACTGCCTATATAATACAAAACTTAGATAGTGACTTAATATACGTTGAATGTATGAGCTGTATGACTATATATGATAATAATTTAGAAATAGATTCTGTTGGCTTGCCAGCAGTTCACGGAGTAAGTTAATGAGTAAAGAGAGAAATATAAAACTAGCTGTCTATGGTACACTTAGAAATGGATCAGAAAATACTGGTATGGTTGAAAGGTCATCTCTTGTATATCCTGGACATAAAAATTTTCCAGCTGTTATTCAAAACGATAAAGGAGCTGGAACCGTTGTTGAAGTCCATAATGTTTCAGAAGAAGACTTATCAAGATATGATATGTATGAAGGAGTAGACTCTGGGCTGTATAGAAGAGTAATGGTGCAAATTCAAATGGATAGTGGAGAAGAAGAAGAGGCGTGGATGTATGTAGCTGGAGACGAGATGATGCAAAGAAGTAACTCTTTTAGAGTTATAGAAAGTGGAGATTGGTACAATAGAAAACTTTAATATAAATTCAAGCGGTCTTTCTGAAAAAGAAAGAGTATTAAATTTAGTATCAAAAGATTTAATTGCTTTTGGTCAACTATTCCTTCCAGAAGATTTTATGAAAAGCAATCCTGCTCCATTTCACTATGAAGTAGGAAATAAGCTTCTTGATAAAACTCTTAGAAAGCTTTGTATAGTTTTACCTAGAGGTCATTCTAAGTCTACTATGGCTAAGGCAGCTTTGCTTCATAGAATATATTTTAACCCACAAGGTAAAAAAGAATTTGCTGCTTGGGTATCTGAAGAACAAGGGCAGGCTGTTGATCATTTAAAATATATTAAGAATCATATTGAGTATAACAATGCATTGCATTATTATTTTGGAGATATGGTAGGAGGCAAATGGACAGAGAAAGAAATAACTACTAGTAGAGGAGATAGAATAATAGCAAAAGGTACTAGTCAAAGATTGCGTGGTAGGTCTGAACTAGGGACTAGGTATACAAATATTGTACTTGATGACTTTGAGTCTGAGTTAAATACAAAGACTCCAGATAGGAGAAGAGAAATAAAAGAATGGTTGATGTCAACTGTTTATCCGTCTTTAGAAGAATCTAAGGGCAACGAGGGATCCATTTGGTTAATTGGCACTATCGTACATTACGATTCAGCATTACAGGCTATATACGATGGATATCTTGATGCCCAAGAAAAAAACGAACCTTATACTTGGGATGTTATATTTCATAGAGTTCTTGAAAACGGTAATCCTCTTTGGGAGTCTTATTTTAGTAAAAGTAAAATAAATCAAATAAGAAAAGACTATGAGAACGTAGGTCAGTTACATAAGTTTGCACAAGAATATATGAATGATGCAAGAGACTTGGCTACAGCTAAGTTTAAGATTGACAAGTTGCAGCATCACGATTATGAATTTGTTTCAAATAAAAATCAATGCTATCTTAAATCAAAAGATACTGTTATCCCAGT